CTCGATCACGGAGAAGCACCCTATTGGGCGCTCTTCTCATCGGACGAGGAGTTCAACCCGGTCGAGTGGCGGCCTTCCTATCTGACGACCGACGAAATCTTGAAAAGGTATGGATAGCCATGACCGAAGTCGCGCAGCCGGAAAAGATGCCCGACGAAAAATCGTAAAAAGAAACGCGCCTTAAACCGAGGCGCGTTTTTAGTTAGTTCGCCGATAACGTCTCAAATCGGTCCATATTCGTTCCAAAACCACCCTCGGTTTGCGCTGCTACCTGCGTGGCTACTCGCAGGACCTGCTGATCTCCCGCCTCCGCCGCCAATATCGTGCGAAAAGGAGAGCACCGGCGGCTGCCCGGTATCAGGGGCAGTACCTGCTTGATGGGGGTTCGTTACCGGCTGCTGCTCGACAGGTGAAGCCTTACCCGGCACAACTGGATTGTTGTCGATGCGACTGTTTTCTGCCGCGTAGGATCCCGCAGCCGAAAGCGAAACGGCTGCCGCTAAAACTGTCCGGAGATATTTCATCTGAAAGCTCCCGAGAAACCGCCTTTGTTGGCGGAGTTTCAATCGAACATGTACCAGTGCCGATTTCGAGACAAAAATATGTTCAATTTGCGCCAACGCGGGGAAGCCATGCTACGGCTTAGGACCTTAACGAAAAAAGCCCGCCCCACCGAAGCGGGACGGGCCTGTTGCCTGAGATTGGATGCTTAATCACCTTCGCCCGGCGGTGGCAAGCCGAACGGCACCATCGAGACAGCAGCGGTCACACGAAACGGCACAGGCGGGCTTTCGACCTTAATCGGCCACCCCAACTGCTGGGCCAGATTGCAGATGTATTCGAGCCGCACGAAGTAGATTGCAGGCCCAACTGCAGCGTTCTGGGGAACGGTGATGGTGCGCTGATAGACCTCCCTGCCCTTCTTGCTGTTCGATCCCACCGTGTAGTTGGTGATAGCGTGCTGCACATCGTCGGCATCAACCAGATAGCGACGGACAGTCGAGGGGCAAATCTTGGTGCGGTAGACCTCGAACTCGACATCGATCGCTCCACCTTGGGGAACTGACGACTGAAGGGCACGAGCGCCCTCATAGGTGAGCGGTGGGACACGATCTGAAATCAGCAGCGCGAGCGACACTGACCCCAGCCAGGCGAGCGCGATAAACACCACGCCGAGACCTTTGTAGAGAACCCTCATTTTGCACCTTTGAACAGGACGATGAAGCGGATGACGCCTTCCCACAGCGCGACGGTTCCGAGGAACAGAGCGATGCAGCCCACGATCAGCCACTTGGTGAACTTGCCGACCGTTTGAGCGGCCTTGACCATCTCAAAGCCTTTCCGCACGTCATCGGCCGGAAGCTCGACAACGACCTTCAGGGTTTCGAGCTCGTCATCCCGGAGACCTGCGAGAAACTTTCGCGTGGCTTCTGGGAGTTCCGCCAGTCGAACGGCGGCTTCTGCGTTTTCGTCCATTCACTCGGTCCCCGCCGCTCTTGGGATTAGTTCGCGTTCTTGGGCGCGAGGTAGGTCAGAACGGCCGGCAGGCCGATGGTGATAGCGTAGAGCGCCAGATAGCCGTACCAGGGCGTCCCCTCAGGCATGAACGGGATGCCGAGCGTCCCGGTGGCTGCACCGCCGGCAGCGGCGGCAATGGCTTTCGATATCTTTTCCATGGGCAGTTCCTTTCGTTGAAAATCAGGGGTTGGTGTTCAGCGCGGCCCAGGTTGCCGACCCGGCAATGCCGTCGACAACGAGCCCCTTGGCCTTCTGGAAGGCGCGGATTGCTTTGTCGGTGGCTGGGCCTCTGATGCCGTCGACGGTGATCCGGTAGCCATGCACGACGAGGCGCTGTTGCATGGTGCGAACGGTGCGGTCCTCGACGGCGGGCATGGGTGTGGAAGCATGGCGCTTGTAGGCGGATGCCATCTTCGTGTCGTAGGCATTGGCCTTGTAGCCCGGCCCGTTGTAGCCGCGCGCAAAGGTGGCCCACTGCTTGGCCCGCAGCGCGCCGGCCAGTCCGGCCTTGTCGATGAAGCGCGCCATGACCTCGATCTGCCCGGCCACGTCGCGGCGGCACAGGTTGACCATCTCCGTCACGCTTCCAAAGCCGAGCCATGACCAGTGCGCGCCCATGACCTGGCCGAGCCCCCACGACACGCTTTCGAACGCGGCCTTCGCGTCGATCAGCGACGCGGCATTGAGCAGGCGCCAGCGCGTTGGCTGGGTGCGCGGGTTGGCGACGCCGCCGACCTTGGGCGAAGACAGACCTTGCGCCCTCGCCTTCTCCCGATCCTCGCCGGACAGACGGCGGTCGAAGTAATGGCCCTCGAAGCGGATCAGCGGTTCGCGCCGGCCGTCGATAATTGCGAAGGCACGGCCCGCGCTTTCGACTTCGGCCACGGCGAGCAGTGCGGCAGGATCTACATTCAGCCGTGCAGCAATAGCCGCCACGGCCAGCTTGGTAGGCTGGTCGAACATGGTGGTGCCTTTCCCCGGTCTCCCGGTGATTGCAGGGTGGTGGATTGGTGGTAGGTTGCGCCCGATGGAGGGCGCTGAATGAACGAAAAGCCGCTGCACTTCGACCGGTTGATATTGCGCTGCTGCTATGCCGCAATTGCTATAGCAGGGGTATGTTCGGCGCTCATTCTCGTAGCGGTGGCGATGAGATGGATTTGATGAACCGCTACGACGATCTAAACGACGACCCGGATTTCAACCCGGATGGAACCCCGGTCGAGCCGGACGAGTCGCCGTCACGCATGGGCAACCTCTTCGCCGCCGTCATCATCGTCTTCGTGATCGGCGGCGCGATTGGAGCGCTGGTGTTGCGCTGGGTGTATTGACGGGCAAGCAGGCTGGACTTACGGGAAACCCTAACGCTTTTACTTGGGGTTGCAGCATTGTCGTCCATCCGTGTTTTTCGCCCTGAAGTACAGGGGCTGAGAGCTCTCGCCGTTTTAAGTGTCGTCTTCTATCATCTCGGCTGGACTTGGATCGAAGGCGGCTTCGTCGGCGTCGATGTGTTTTTTGTCATCAGCGGGTTCCTGATCACCGGCATCATCAAGCGCGGGACAGAGGCCGGCAGGTTTGACTATTGGCAATTCAGCGTCGGGCGCGTGCGGCGGCTTTACCCCGCCCTTGTGGTCACCCTTGCGTTGACCTTCACGGTTGGCGCCTGCCTGCTCAGTCCAGCGCACTTACAGGAGTTCGGTCGCTCCATGGTTTGGGCGCTGGGCTCGTTGTCGAACTGGTTCTACCTGATGAGCAACGGTTACTTTGGAACCGAGGCCATCTATCAGCCCTTGCTGCATACTTGGTCGCTCGGCGTCGAGGTCCAGTTCTATGTGGTCTGGCCGGTCTTTATCTGGGCCGCTGTTAAGTTCTTGCCGACCCGCTTGGCGTTTGCGGCTGTCGGGCTCGCCGCGCTCGCTTCGCTTGGGCTCGCTGAATTCTGGATTATTTCGGACCACGCTGACGCCGCTTTCTTTCAGATGCCGGCCCGAATTGTTGAATTTGCCATAGGCGGGTTGCTGGTGTGGTTCATCGACCGGAAACCGGCTGACGCTCGCATTCTGGAGCCTTTGGCGACAGTCGGTGCAGCGATGATCATTTATTCCGTGCTAACCTATCGCGAGGAAATGCGCTTTCCGGGCCTGACCGCTCTTATCCCTTGCCTTGGATCTGCATTGATCATCTACGCAGGTAGTGCGCGCTGGGCAGGCTGGCTGTTCAGAACTCGTCCCGCCGTTTACATCGGCAACATCAGCTACGCATTGTACCTCGTGCATTGGCCCGTCATTGTTTTCTATAGCTATTACAAGTTTTTACCGCGCACGTTGGGTGACGACGCTATCATCTTAGCAATCTGCATTGCCATGGCAGCCGTTCTGCACGCTCTAGTCGAAAAGCCATTCCAGCAGAATACCGTGGGACGGCTGCACCTGAGCCAACCGGTTCTCTTGGGCGGTTTGGCTGCCCTCATCGTCGCCCTCGCCGTCCCTGCGCAAAGTGCCGGACACAGTGGATGGGGGTGGCGCCTTTCGGAGCAGCAGAACAAATGGCTGTCGCAAGTGGGAAGGCCTCCGACACATAAGAGCCCGAATGTCCGAGGCGACGTTACGAGCACAAAGCGTATTCTGGTTATTGGCGACAGTCATGCGATGCATTTGCTGCCCATGATTAGCCAATATTTCGGCAAGAAGAAGTATCAAGTCGTTTACTTAGGTTACCGGTGCGTTCCGCTTCCAGAAGTGACACGCTGGGTCGACGGACGACCTATGGGGCAATGTACAACCTTCCATCGAGATCTCACGAAAATCATCAAAGGCAAAAAGTATGACGCCATTATCGCCGCCGCACGATGGACCAGTTCTTTAACCGGGCGGCTAGATGATTTTGAGAAAGGCGTTGAAGGTCGCTCGTTCTTCCTTACAGATAAAAAAAATCCTCAAAAAACGGTCGCCAACTCTCACAGAGTTTTTGAAGATGGAGTGAGGCGACTTATTAAGGCTGTAGATCAGGCCAAAGTCCCTCTTTTGATTTTTGGTCAAGTGCCTCCAGCGGGTATAAACCTTGCCCCGTGTCTTCCACGAGCCGGTACAGGCTGCAAGCCGGCTTACTCAAAACAGCAAGTGTCAAAACGTCTACAATATTCGAATGCTTTTCTTTTCCGGGCCGCAAGAAAGAGCAAATACGCTTCATTTGCAAACCCATTGAAGACCATGTGCTCTAAAAGCAAAGATTATTGTCCGGTTTTTTTCAATGACGTTTTTCTCTTTTCTGACGCGCATCACCTGAGTTACGCTGGTAGCGTCGCTCTAACGCCTAAATTCTCCCACTACTTTGATGCGCTGCTGAAGCGCGTCCGGAAAACTCATAAAATCCCGCTAAATTAGATCGTTTTCAACGAAAATGAAATTCTTATTGGAGTATTAAATTGTTGTCTGCCAATACCTACAGGCCTGAAGTTGACGGATTGCGCACCATCTCGGTCATGGCGGTTTTGCTCTATCACTATGGACTTGGTCCGTTCCCGGGCGGCTTTGTTGGTGTTGATGTTTTCTTCGTCATCAGTGGTTATCTAATAACATCAATCCTATTTGCAGATATGCAGAAGGGTCGCTTCTCGGTTCTTGGATTCTATGACCGCCGCGCTCGCCGCATCCTACCTGCATCGCTCGTTACTATCCTGGCTACCGGAGTTGCCGGCTACTTTACCCTACTCCCGCGCGACTACGCGGCGTTCGGCTGGAGCGCTATCGCATCAGCCTTTGGTCTCGCCAACTTCCACTTCCTCGCCGACAGCGGCGGCTACTTTGACAGTGCTGCCGACCTTATGCCGCTGCTTCACATGTGGAGCCTCGGCGTTGAGGAACAGTTTTACGTCATCTGGCCGCTTGTGTTGTGGGCAGTCTTCGCGCTGTCAAAAGGTTCAGCCAAAGCAGCCGTAGCGACACTTGCGGTCATCGTTGCAGTAAGTTTCGCGGCGTCCGTTGCCATCACCAAGTCCGACCAGCAAGTCGCATTCTACATGCTGCACACCCGCGCATGGGAACTGGCTCTTGGTGCGGTCCTCGCCTTCGCGCCGACCATTCGAAACCGCACCCTCGGCGAGGCCATGCCTGTCGCTGGACTGGCGCTGATCGTCTATGCCATCTTTTTTCTAAGCTCCAAGATGCCATTCCCCGGTTGGAATGCGCTCTACCCTTGCATCGGGGCGGCTCTGATCATCTGGCCAAAAACCGCGGCGCCTCTTGCAGAATGGCCTTTGCGAACCCGCCCCTTCACCTTCATAGGCCTGATCAGCTTTTCGCTATACCTCTGGCACTGGCCTGTGCTGGTGCTGTATCGGCAGATTGGCATTGGCGAGATGCCGCCGCTACTCGATAGAGTTCTGCTCGCATGCCTCGCCTTCACCTTGGCCGTGCTGACCTATCGCTTTATCGAGACGCCGTTCCGCAATTGGCGGCCGGCCCATAGGATTTCCGTCAGTTTTGGCGCGGCTTCCATGGCTGCGGTCGCAGCAATCGCCTTTGGCCTGGTGTTCTTTGGGGGCCTGCCCCAGCGGCTGCCGGCAGAAGCGCGGTCTTTTGAGCAATTCAGGAACCACAAAGTCTCCGACACGGTCGATCAATCGTGTTTCATAATAGCGAGGACAGCGCACGATTATGATGCGAAGAAGTGCATTCTTCAGGATGACGGCCGCACCAGAGTGCTTGTCCTTGGCGACAGCCATGCAGCGCACTTTGTCTCCAGCCTCCGTCGGAATTTTCCTGAGACAGCATTCTCCGTGGCAACGACGTCCGGCTGCAAGCCTTTCGCGGGTGGCTACAACGACGATCGATGCGGCCGCATGCGAAAGATGGTCTTCGAAGACATTCTTCCGCGTGAACATTTCGACGCTGTCATCATCTCGGCGCGCTGGGGAAAGTTGAAGTCCGAGCGCATCACCAAGACGATCAAAGCCCTGAAGAAACGCGCCGACCGCGTAATCGTCTTCGGCTCATCCCTCGAATACGGCCATGAGTTGCCGCTCCTTCTGGCAAAGAGCGCCATCACCGGTCGAAAAGAACTCCTTGAATTTCACAATCTAGAACTGATCCGCAAACGCGAGCAAAACCTGCTGAAGAGCCTAGAGGGCGCCGAGTTCGTATCAATGATATCGGAGCAGTGCAAAGAAGCCTGCACCGCTTTGACACGCGACGGAGCGCCGATGATGTTCGACGGTACCCACTTCACCGAAGAGGGCGCAGACATGATTGTAAGAGGATTGAAAGAGGCGGGAAAGCTCAAGTTTTAATGGTTGGCTCCTCACGCCATGGGCGTGAAAGTTCCGCCGCCCACCGCCTGCCGCTCGGCCATCAGGTGGTTGTACCGCGCCTTGTACCAGTCCGATGATACGTCACCCAAAATCCAATCGTAGGCCCGCAGCTCCAGGTAGGCGACCTCGGCTGGGAAGCGATTGGTTTGGCTCGGAAGCAACTCTCCGAGCACGTTGGTCAGCAGCCGATTGAACAGGGTCAGATGAAAGCCGTCCTCGGCCGACCACGTTGGGATCGTGGTGCCGGTCAGGAGCGCGCTGGTCGCGATAGGTGAGACGCTGTTCAGCACCTTCGACTGAGCGAAGTTCTGCGTGTAGGAAAAGCCGAAGATGCCGGCATGCCAAGCGTCCTGGCCGGTGCTGCCCGTGATGGAAGTCACGTTGCTTTCTCCATCACCACGCCGCATCGTCGCGCGATGCTGCCCACCATTCTGGATTTGAGCAGCCAAGAGCGGCACACTGTCACCGTTCTTGGTGAGCGAGATGATGTCCTTCGTCGACCCGGTCTCGACGTACTTATGAACGACGCCTGCCGTCAGTCCGCCGATACCGGATATGATCTCAGGACGAAGAGCGATGCCGCCTGTGGAGATGTTGAAGGCCGTTGTGTTCAGCACGAGCTCGCCGTTTGCCAGCGACAGCGTCAGATGCTGTTCGCCTCCCGCCGAGACGAACGGGTCCATTTCCTCGCCGCGAGCCATATCGCGAAGGCCGGTGACGAGCCCACCTTCCAGCACCTGGCCGTGGCCTCGGAACATCAGGATGGTATCGAAGTAGCGGTCCAAGTCTTTTTCCTGCGGCATGGGGCATGTGACGGGATGCGCGGTTGGAGCGTCCTGTTTGCGAAAGGTTTGATCGGCCATTAGATTCGCTTTCTATGAGGTCAGAAGGAGAGGTCGACGATCTGGGAGACGCCAGTGTTCGCGGCGAAGCCGTTGTAGCGGCTGCCAATCCAGACGGAGGAAAGGTGGTCGGGCCGGCTGCGCTGATAGACGCCCGAGCGGTAGTGGTAGCGACCGGATTGCGGACGGGCGATGAACTTGTCCCGCACACAGATGATCTCACTGCGTACCCACGGCGCACCAACGGCGGCGCGGTTGTAGAGCGCGAGAATCGTCTTGTCCGGCAGTTCAGTGCCGCTGTAGACGGCCGAGATGGCGCGGTTGGCGTTGCCGCCGCCGCCATTGCCGGCCCAATAGGACGGGTTGGAGGTGGCCGGCGATCTGATCGTGATGCCGCCGTCCGCCGTCATCAGTGTTTCCGTCACAGCCGGGATTTGAAGCCCAGGCACGTACGGAGACTCCATGCGTGCGCCCAGATCGATGTCCAGCGTGAATTGCTGGCACGGGTGGTTGATGTTGGTGCCGCCCGTGTTGTCGCCGTCCGGCGACCTGCACAGATAGGCCGTGATCTTTCCCTGGCTCCATTCCGCCGCCTCGCACTGGCGGATCACCCAACCGGCCGGAGCCTGATAGAGTTTGCGGCCGAAGGCGAGCGGGTCGAGCATGGTTGTCCATGTGCGAATGTTGGCATTTGGCACCGGGACGTAGGCGTTAGGAATGGCCGGATCATCGACGTGCCACTGCCCGTCCCAATCGAGCACCGCCGTGACGAGGTAGTTGTGCGTCGTCTGCTGGGCAGGATTGGGGTAGCAGGTGAAACGGATACCGAACTGGTCGATCTGGTCGAATGGATCGAAGTAGAGTTGCGGCACGACCGAATCCATGCACATGGCCTGCCAGGCGACCTGACGCAGGATGAGATCGACCACGGTCAGCATCCACTGGCCATTGGTGTTGATCCGCGTCAAAACGTAGAGCAAATTCTGCTGAACCGGGTGCTGGCAAGCATAGGCATAGGTGGAACGCGGCCCGGCGATCCGCAGCGGCTTCGACGCGTTCCGGGCATCCTCATTGCTGCAGAACTGAATTTCCAGATAGTCGGTCAGCTCATTGTGGCCACCATAGATGATGACGCCCGACAGTCCGATTGTGCCGTCGCGATCGAGGATCGGGTGCTTGATTGCCTTATCATGGTCGTCATCGGCCCAATCGGTGCCATGCCGAATGATGGTCGCGAGCCCCGTCTCATAATTGAGGTATTGCGTGGCCAGCCGCATCTTATGGAGGCCGGTCTCCTCCTGCTGGGTCGACACCGACATATGATAGACGTGACCGCTCTGGGTCCGCACCAGGTGCTTGCCGTGCCAGCTTTGAATGGAGCGCGGGGTGTAGGGGTAGCGGAACCGCTGGGCGTAGTTCGGCCCGCGCCCTTGGTTGTCCAGGCCGAAGCCCAGCAGTGAGACCGGCAGGATCGAAAGCAGGTCGGTAAGATTAGGTTCAAGGATTGCCGAGTTCGTTCCAAGAACCGGCCAGTTGCCAGAGGCGGCAACATCAACCTCGGGAGCCGGTGCTGAATTTGTTGTAGCTGCCAGCTTCTGGCGCACTGTTTCAAAATCGATTACCGCCCCATCCGCACGCTTCCGCGCGCGGCTTACCCGCATCTTGCCCTTCGTGTCTGGCACACAGATGTAGTGCGAAAAATACTTAGAAGTCGGCGCCGGCTGCCATTCCATGTTGTCGACTGCCCATTTGAGTTTGGACAGTGACGTGGTGCTGTTGAAGACGATCTCTTTCCCGTTGTCGCGGCGGATCGCCTTGGTGATTCGGTACTTGCCAACTGTGTCGACCACACGCTGCTGGGCCAGAAAGAACGGGGACGCCGGGGTAATCTCCTCCCAGCCCTGGGAAGCAACTCCGGCCCGAATGGTGTCCAAGTTCGCCGCCAGATTAGGCTGACCCTGCCGGGCGGTCACAACCTCACCACTCACAGCGGGAGCGTTCGCCACCTTTTTGATGACAATCGCCGTAGCGCCTATCGTGATCTCTGTGTTTTCAACGAACCACGTCGAGCCGAGGTTACTGCCTGCATCGACGGTAAAGGAGGCCCGCGCCAACTCGGCACCTGTGTCGGCATCGGATCGGCGGATCGCTGGGCCGGTCGGTTGAAACTCAAAGATGCCACTGCCATTGGATCCGCCAGGCACCGCAACCGCCAAGCTTTCCCCGGCTGCAATCACCACTCCGTCATGAGTAGATCCTGCTGTCATCGCTGCCGGCGCCGTCGCGACAGTCACAAGAACCTTTACCGGGCTCTTTTTCTGGTCGCCCGCCGCAACAATGCCTTCGATGCGCGAGACTTCTGCATCGACAGCATCCACGAACGGAATGATGTCCGTCTTTTGCGGCTGGTTGAGCGGCGTGGCGGTATTGCCGTCAGTCTCATGTTTGCGCCACGCATAGCGGCCAAGGTCACGGATCAGGCCCATGAGTTTCTCCGTTTCAGAATTTTCAGATGACGAGGACGGTGACGGGGGGCGACATAGGACCCGGCAGGCCGGATGGGTTGATGCCTCGGGCGCGGTAGTCCCAGAGCCCAGGGGCGATACAGGTGTCGCTCTGGATGTAGGCGTACAGATATTCGAACGTTGCCGTCCGAGTTGACGATGAGGCAATGCCGATCTGGGTTTGAACGCTCGTTATCGGCAACGCGCCCAGCTTGACGCCGACCGCTGTTCCCAAGTCCTGTGTGTTGCCGCCGCTGGACGAAGGCGTTGTCCGGTTCAAAAGGAACATCGCGCCGGAGCCGTTGTTGGCGATGATGTTCGTGCCGTAGCGAACCACATCCCCGACCTGCGGCTGAATAGTCAGTGGCTGATAGATGCGCGATGTGGCACCTGCCGTGAGGACCGCTTGCCCGGCCGTCAGAGCGAAGTTTCCGTTGATCGTCCAGGCCGGCGCGGACAGGAACTCCGGGTCGTTGATCAGATTGACCCGCGTGCCGTCGCCGTCGATCCAATCGAAAGTCGTGCTTGGCGCCGCGCCGATAGGCGGCCCGATTACATCAGCATCCGTGTCGACAGCGGCACCGGACGGCGTGCGGAAAATCTGAATACGAGACAGGTTCGGGTCTGCGCGCGTGCCGAAACGCATCGCTACGCTGCCCAGATGAACGCCGGGCAGAATGTTGAACGAGGCGAGCGACAGCGGCGGTGTCGGGTTGAGGAGGATCGCGACCGTCAGCGGCGGCACGGGCTGCCAAGGCGAGCCGCGTCCGGTCGCAAGCATCGAGCGAACCTGCACCTCATAGGTTTCGTGGTCGCTGATGCCAACGATGTTCTGGAAGTTCTGCCCCACCGGAACGCTCATCGTCGTCCAGTTCCCCACCGGAAACTTCACGCGATAGCGGACCTGATGCAGGATGGTGTCGCGCGGTGGCGCATCCCATGTGACCTTGATCGAGACGGAGCCGTAATAGGGCTCGACGGTCGCCGCAATGTTCGCAGGGGCAGGGAAAGCGTCGTCGACCTCGATGCCGGTGCGCGCTGGCTTGGCGGGCTCTTCGACCGCCGAGTTGAACGCGAAGTCGGCAGCCTTGACCGAATGCGCTTCGACGGCCCAAGAGATACCATCGTCGGCGCGCTTGAGCTTGTCGATCTCAAACACCTCGTCGACGCCGGCCTCGACATGGCGGAGGCGGAAGAACCGCTTCTTGCGCAGCTTCACCGCGTGATACTTGGCAATGATCGATACGCGGTACTTGGCGCGGGACACCTCCAGCAGCCGCTTGGCGACGCGGACCGCCTGGTTATGGTTCGGTATCCAGTAGGCGGAAAGGCTGTCTTCCTCGTAGGGTTCGTTGGGTGCCTCGATAACGTAGGGAGCGCTGGCGTTCTCGCGATAGCCGTTCTCCGGCTCGCTGTACTCTATGGAAAACGCGTTCGTGATGTCGGTGCCGGACTGCCCTTCGGCATAGGAGATCGACAGGATGTCGTCGTCGGTGAGTTCAACGTCCGGTTCCATGTAGCGGCCGACATGGAAGCCGACGATGCCATCCTCGCCCTCATAGAAAAACGTGTCCGATGCAACGCCCATCTGGGCGCGGACGACTTCACGTTCATCCGCCGATGAATAAGCGCCGCCCAACTGCCACTTTTTGACCGGGTTGCCGTTGCGGTCGAGGATATCGATGTCAGACGCATCGGCCTCGACCTTCACCTGTTCCCAATCGACACGCCGGTTGAGACCGTCACGAGAGACAATCCAGTCCGCGATGATCAGCGCCGCATTGGTGGTGAACTTGTGGGTGAGCGGGTCGGTTTCCGATTGCGTGGGGTCACGCGGATCGAAGCACAGATAGCCTTCGATGATTGGCGCGATAGCCGGCTCGCGGCTGGTGGGCCAGACCTGATTGAAATCCTCCGCCTTGACGTTCTCGGCCACGGCAACAACATGGGCCAGGCCTTCCATGTCATGAGCCGCCGTCCACTGAGAAAAGTTGTCCATCAGAATGGCGGGAGCCACCTGTCCGACCGCGCCGAGAAAGGCAAAGAGCCTCAGTCGCGAGCGCCCCTCCGAATAGAAATCGCCGTTGAGTGCGTAGCCGTTCTCGTTGATCTCTGTGGTTCGCTCGTCGGCCATCCATTGGCGAATGCCGTTGATGCGTCGTGCCGCCAGAATGACATCGTAGAAGCGCTTGCCGTCCTTGGCCTGCCAGAAGGCAATCGGTCCGCCTTTGCGCACGACGCCGTAAGCGTGCTCGAACCAGGATACCGGCTGCCGGATGTTGACGAGGCGCGCGCCTGGATTGGCCGTCGGGATGGTCGGTTTCGGGCGCAGCAGAGAGACCAGCGCGGAGATTCCGATTGATATGGCAGCATTGAGGAGCGCGCCACCGATGGCCGAGACGGCAAAGCCCCAGCCGGCCGCGAAACCGCCAAGGGCACCCGCCCCACCAAGACCGACGATAGCCCCACCGATGCCCGTCGCCCCCAGCGCCGAGATGATGCCGCCGATGAAGCCCAGAACGGGCGGCATGGCATTCGCATGCGTCGGATAAAGCGCCGTACTGGCGAGCAGGATTGCGCCATACAGCAGTTTACGCATGGAACACCCGCCATGCTGCCACGACGCTGATCGGGGCGCCGATCACCAGGCGCTGTTCGCCGCGCACCGCCCAATTGTTGCCGAGACAGATCGCGCCGGTGGAAACCACCTTGCCGTCATCGGTAAACCGGATCACGCCGATATCGCCGCGTTCCGCTTGCTGGACGCGGGCAAAGCCAAGCGGTGCGACGCCCTCCTCGATCAGTCGGACCGGATCGTTGAGAAATCCGCTCACCCGCTGACACGTCAGGGCGCTGTCATAGGTGCCGCGCCACTTCGCTGCCGGGTCCGGGTGGCCGAGCGACATCACATAGTCGGCGAGCGACAAGATGCAGTCGGACTTGCCCCAGACGAATGGCTCCGCCATCCACCGGTGGAGGTGCGCGTAGAGATGATCCATGATGTCCTGATGCCTAGAGACCGAACAGGGATTGTTCGTCGGAGTTGTTGGTCGGCATGAACTCCAGTGACGGGTTCGGATGCCCGCAGCGGCGCGAGTGGTCGGCCGTATTGTAACGCCCGCCGACTGCTTTGCTCCGCAGGTTGAATGCACCCTCGACCGTCAACGAGAGCCGCCTGATCTGCGGTCCCTCAAAGGCGTAGCCGATGTTTTGCATCACGCGTGTCGTCAGCAACTGCGGCGCTGCGACCGGACGGAAGAACTCGCTCGTCGTCTCCAACGTCTGGATATAGAACCGGGCGTCCCTGCCCTGCACCGCCGCGACGCCCATCGCCTTGACCTGGGCAATCAGATCTTCCTCTTCCGGGTCTTGGATGAAAGAGAAGGTCAGTTCGGTACCGGGCGCTGTGCCGTTGATCGAGAACTCGATTTCAGAGCAGGCCGTCAGTTTCGAGCCTACCCAGATATTGCCATTGACATCCTTGAACCATCCATCTTGCCCCAAGATGAAACGGCAGATGCCCTCGGTGGTATCGAGCTCAATCAAGTCGATCACGCCGATGACTTCGGCGCGAAAATCGGTGTCGTCGATGCTCATGGCCGGTTGACCCATTCGACGAGGTTGAGCGTGGCGACACCGCGCTTGCCCATGTCGAGAGACATGCGACCCTCATCGTCTTTCGAGAACGCCATGAGCGCGGTCGCGGCCAGCTTGACGATACCGCCGGCGGGGATGTCTCGCCTCATGGGCGGTTCGATGGTATAGCGCGTAAGCCCGCCCGGCTCGTCGAATATACCCGTCACCAGATAGGGCCAATCGTTGTGCGAAAACCACTGCCCCACCTTCAGCGCATCGTTGAACAGCGAGGCATTGAACGTGACATCTTCTGCCCCGGCCTCAATGGTCGCCGGCGCGAAGAAGTAGTTCTCCGGCTCGTAACCGGTGCCGTCGCTGTGCAGCGTACCGTCACCGTAGGGCAAGCCCGGATCGAGCGGCGCGGCGATGCCGAGCTGCTTCCATGTCGTGCGGTGCATGTCGCAGAGCGGGACGCGCAGAATGTTCACGCGACCGCGCATCTGGGCCTTGATCGCCCGCCACGCCAGCACCTGGGCAGGCCGAAACCCACTCAGGTTCAAGGTGGCCTCCCACCGTGGTTGAACGCCGTAGTTGACCTGCTCCGAACCGGTGACGCCTTCGCCGGCCGAGCGACCGCGCGGATTGATGTTCCATTCCGAAACCAGCGGACCGAACATGCGAGGCAGGTCGATAATCTTCCGCTGCATCACATCGTCCCGCGCTTCTGATGGTTCTGGAGCTGGTTCGGCAGAGCCTTGCGTCCGACCTTGGTGCTCTGGACAACCGAGAACTCGACCAACGGTCCCGATGCCGTCTGGATACGCCGGTCGGCAATGTCAGCCATACGGCCTGTGTCGTCCTGAAGCTCGATCCGCAGCACCTCGCCAAAGCGGCCGGACCTGGCCGGCAGGGAAGGAATGGAGGGAGCCCGCACACCAGCCCAGCCACCCGCGCGCATTTTCGGGATCAGGCTATCGGGGAGAGTGCCGTTGTTGATGGCGTCAAGCAGCGGGGCGTACTTCTTCGCCATCGCAGCGCGCGTGACATGTTCGCCGTCGCTCAGAAGAGTGAGGATTTTGTCGCCGGTCGGGCCACCGGGGCCGCGTACCCTGCCGCCGCCCTTCATGCGTCGAGCCGGAGCGCCACCGGCGCGCTCATCACCCTTGCGGACAGTACCCCCGTCCCTTGCGAACAGCCACTTGAACAATCCGCCGAGCAAGCCGCCGCCCGATCCGGCGACACTGCCGTCAAAGATGCTGTTGAGTGCGACATCGAGCAGCCGGTCGGCCACCTTTTCGAGAGCGTCGGCCAGCGCCTCGGATGCTTTCTTGCCGGCCTTCAGGTCGCTGATGAACCCGCCGAGAATGTCCTTGCCGAACTGAGACGACTGCTTGAGGCTTTCTTGCAGCTTGCCTTGGCTCTCTGCAAGTTGGACGCCTGCGGCTTCCGCCTCGCCCGTCTTCTGGGCCAAGGTGCGCATGGCCTCGGCCTGGCTGCGCGCCTCCGCCGACAGCTTCGACAGATCGCCATAGAGAAGCTGTTGAACGTCCTTGAGTTCGCGGCCCGCTGCCGTGCCTTCGCGCTGCGCTGTCGTGAGCAGGTATTGCGCGGCCTCGACCGTCGACATGGCCTGCCCGTAATCGTTGATCAGCGGGTTGAGCGTCGTCCTGATCGCGGTCTCGGCCTGAAGCGAAGCGATATACTGCTTTTGCTCCTCGAGCGACTGCTGGAAGCTTTCGCGCCGCGCAACGCTGTCCTGCGCCATCGGGGACGCACCCGACAGGTAAAGCTCTGCCTCCTGGGTTCGCCGGTCGCGATTAACGCCTTTGTTGTCGCTTCCGAGCCCTTTGATTGCGGCATAGACCTGCTCGGATGAGCCCGTCCGGATTGCAGCGACGATGCGGTCGGGAAGAGAGCCGTAGTTATATGCGATGGATGTCAGCGCGGCTTGCTGATTATCCGACATCGCATCGAAGGTGCCGCCGCCGATCTTGGCGCGGATACCATCCTGAAACTCTCCGATGCGCCGAACAAGATCACGATTGGCATCGTTCACGGAAACGGAGATACCCTGCACGACCTTCTGGACCGTGCCGTCCGCCAAGGTGATGGTGTCGGAGCCGTAGCCAACCCGGTAGGCGTTCACATCCCAATACGGGTTTTCGCGAAACCCCTCAAATTTCTTGATGATGTCCGAGGCGGAACCGACTGCGGCAGTCGTCGCCTTGACCTGGGCTTCCGCAGCTATCTCGCCCTGCGCCTGTATGCGGGCAGCGGCTTCCGTCAGATTGACGCCGATGTCGTCGGCAGCCTTGAGAATGGCCTTGGTGCGCGTGTCGATGTCGCGCTGAAGGTCCGTGCGCATGGCATCAGCGTCGCGCTGGTCCAGAAACTCCTTCGTCTTGCGCTGATCTTCCGCCAGCGCGCGCCGGTCGGCCAGAAACCTGCCGCGCTCGTCGTCATTGACGCGGATCGATCCGACAGTCTTCAGCGCGTTTGCGGTGCCCTCGGCGTGCTTGCGCAAGCCCTCCATGTAAGGAAGAACCTTTCGCAGAACGCCGAACAGGCCTTCCATGCGGTCGGACACTTCGATCTTGGCAATCTCGTCGAGCTTCGCCCGCACCTCTTCAGAGGTCAGCGAGCCCTCTTTTGCTGCCTTGATCAGGTCTCTCAGACGGCGTGCAGCATCCTTGTCCGCCGCAGAGGCACGGCTCTGGGGCAAAAGGGTCGATCCGATACGGGTTTCCGCATCTGCCAAGGTCTCGATGCCGCCAGTGAAGACATTCGTCCAGCTTCGATCGTTCATCCGATCAAGCTCGTCGTTGATGTCCTTCAACTTCTTGCGGAGTTCATCAGCGGCCAAATCTTCCAGCGACTTGGTGACACCATCAATCTTCGGAGAGGTTTCCTCGGACAGGAGACCGAGATCCTTCATTTCCGTAGTCAGGCGCTCGGTGCGGTCGGCTGCCTCCAGGGCTTCCGATCCGAAATACATCGCAGCACCCGCCGCAACGGTGCCCAGCACGATCCCGATAGGACCAGCAGCGGCGGACAGTCCGCCGATGGCCGTGGCGGTCTGAGCGACCGTGCGCGCCGCGATCATCGCCTTCGTGAAGCGAAGGATTGCCGCTGTGCCCAAGCCCAAGCTGGAGATCATGCTGGCGATGGAACGACCGACCAGAGCGCCAGCAATGATGCCCGCGACGATCAGCGTGACATCGGCAACCTCGTCGAAGTTGTCGGCGAGAAGGTTGAGGCCGGCAACCAGGCGCTGCGAAGCGCCAAGCGCGCTGTCGGTCTGGCCGATGTACTTGGTGAGCGCGTTGGCCACCTTCGTCATGCCCTGGTCGATGGTTTGCGTGGCATTCGCCGCCATCTTCTCGACGACCGGCAGCCCGCGCAGAAAGGCTTGGAAGAACTGCTTTCCCGAGACTTCCCCGTCGTTGACCAGTTCCTTCAGCTTGGAGACTGATCCGCCGGCCGCATCGAGCCCGGCCGCGACAGCCATCAGGATCGGCCGTGCGCCCTCATTGACCGAGTTGAACTCTTCAGCCTGTACGCGAGCCTGCCCGAGCAACTGGCCCAGCTGCGTCAGCGCGCCGGACGCCTGGGCAGCACTCTTGCCCTCGACGCGCAGCGACGTTGCTACGCCGTCCGAGAACTTCAGCAGATCGCTCTGAGAAGCTTGAAGGTTGTCGGACGCCTGGGCGGCTTTGCCATAAAGTCCGGCCAAGGCGCTGATCGGCGCGGCATTCTTCTGCGCCGACTGATAGAGGCGGTCGAGAATGTCAGCCTGCTTGGTGCCTGTGACGCCGGCGACGGCAAGGCTGTTCTTCGCGCCCGTCCATGCGTCGGCGTAATTCAGGACTTCCCGAACCGACATTGCAGCCGCGACACCCGTCAACGGAACCACGAGACTGCGCGCCATGCTTTTGCCGACGCTGTTGAGCCTCTGGTTTGTCGCCCGCCATGTCGCTTCGACCTGGCGCGCCGACTTCGAGTTGACGCCCTGCAATTTCTGCAGTTCACGCTCGTAAGGCTTAAGCTCCAGGCGGAGCGTCGCGCGGAGTTCTTCGACGGTGACGCCCATCATGGTTTCCTTGGAGGGTCAGACTTTGACGGTCATTTTGTTGACCATCGCCTGGTGTTCGGCGAGCGAGGGTGCCTCTGGTTCCTGTTCGGGACCGTTGGCCTTCATCCATGCCGACTGGCACGCGGAGAATTCCCAGAGCGACATCCGGTCGATTTGATCGGGCGTGTAGCCCATCACGGCGCCCCAGCCGTAATAAGCGGAGAAGACTAGGCGCCCGTCGCCTTCGTCTCGGTCGTCTCCGCCGCCGATTTTCCCACCTTGTCGTCCTGCTCGCCCATCAGCGCGTGCAGAAGGATCGAGGCTGACAGGCCGATATTGGAGGTCCACTCGTCGGCCTGGTCGATGTAGCGCATCACCAGCCCGACAGCCTCCGTGGTTGTGGTGCCCGCGCCGATCAGCCCAAGCCGGATCGGTTCGCGCACATCGTCAACACGCCAATCGCCGCCGATCTGACGGGTGAGCGCGAAGATGTTCTGATCCGCTATGAAATCGGGGTCGGCCTCGCCCAACTGGTAGTTCTCGGGGCGCGGCCGCAGTGCGTCTGCGGCCTGGGGCTGGAAGGACATGAGCCGCGCGAGGACCGTTGCCGGCCCAGCGTTGCATTTCTCCTGCATCTCCCGAAGTTCGCCGATGCCAAGGCGGAAACTGCGCATGTCACCGGCGAAGGGAAGCTTGATGGTCTTTGCCATGATCAGGCCGCAGCATCCACCCAGACGATTTCGCCGTCGCTCTGTGCCGCGACCGACGAGGTGATATAGCCCTTGCCTTCCTTGGCGACGCCAAGCGAGGTCATGACATACCGGCCAACGTAGTAGCCGCCACCGGCAGCGAGCGGGAGATCGATCCGGACGCGGACGTTGAACGGTTCGCCGGAAAGCATGTGCTGCCGAAGCACGGCGTAGCTCAGCGGGTCAGTCGTGCCGGCGCCGTTGAAATTCGCCGACAGGGTGTCGACCGAACGCAGAACCCAGCCAGGCGCGTCGGGGAATTCGCAGTTCGGATCGGTCGCCTCGACGGTCGTCGCCTCGACGGTGAAGTCCTGTGACGTGTTGATCGTGCAGTTGTACTTAAAAACTTCCGGCGAAGCACCGTCGCCGAACTCAATAAAAAGCTTCTTCGTGGTGGCCATGGTGGCTCTCCAAGTCAAAGGCCGTCCACGCGGCCGGGTTGATGTGAGGTAGGCGTTAGGTGGCGGGCTGCGTTTCCGTCAGCACGAGCATGCGGGCTCGATGGGTGAGCCCATCCCGATCAATCAGATAGTCGATGCTCTCGACCCTGATGCGATCAAGGACGTGGCCGGCAATGGTCAGCGCCTGCTCGTTCTCATGCAGGGCGGACCGGATTTCGCCGGCGATTTTCTTAGCTTCCGGAAAGCCTGGTTCGCGGGACCAGACATCGATCTGGTGATAGAACTGCGACCGATCCCAGCATTCCTCGTCGATGGGAATAAGCTGCCCCGGCCCGACACTGATGTAGGGGAACGCAGCACCTGTATCGGCCGCGCGCTCTTCCGCTTCCGGAATGTCGTCATAGACCCGCTCGCCGGCTTCCGTTCCGAGACCGGTCAGAAGGGTGACGAAGGCCACTTGCAGCCGAAATTCGAGAAGCGGATCGCTCATTTACCGCCCTTTTTGAGCGTCATGCGCATGCCCTCGACCATCCGTTTCCGCGCCTGCTTTTTGCGCGCACGGTAGCCAGGCCAGAAGTAGGCGTTCGCCTTCATGTGCTCGTTGCCGTATTCCTGCTCGACCGCGTAGTCGATCTCGGGTGAGGTGCCCTTTTCAGAATCGCGGACCGGCTTTGTCGTCTCTGGCCCACCGGCGCGGATCGCGACGGCAGGACCGATGGCGTCGTTGATCGGCTCGGTTCGAATGGTGCCGCGCAGAACGCCGTCATCCTGCGGTGCAAGGGCGCGCTGGAGCATGTTGATCTCCCGGCCGGCAAGCATCAGGTCGGCCTGGGCACGTTTCTTGATGCTATCGGGGATGCGCGCCATTTTCCGGCGGAGACGTTCGAAGCCGACGAACTTCATGCTCATGGGGCAGACCCTCGCTCTACGACGAGATAAACCCATCGGCGATCTGTCTCGAAATCGACCTGCTTGACGTTGTACTCGGCGCCGGTCCGAACGTCTCTCATGCGCCAGTCCGACCGGATTGAGCGGGTTTGCGAACTAGACCGCAAACGAACCTTGACGACGCCGCGTCCTTCCAGCCGCGCGGCCATAACCGCCTCACCGCCGCCAGCGTACACGTACCCCGCCAGTTGCTTGAACTGCTCCTGCCAAGCGCCGCGCTTATTGCCCGCGCCGTCATCTGCCTTCGGTCGTTTGTCGAAGGCGACACGGTTTCGAAGCTCACTGGCTTCCGGCATCGTTGCCTTCCTCTGGGCTCAGAGGCGGCTCAGGTTGCCAAACGGGCTGCCCGACCTTTTCGTGTTGAACCCAGCCGTCTGGCCCCACCTTCTCTTTTGTCGCCTGGACCAGCGTTCCTTTGCCTGCCTTCGCCTTGGCTTTTCGCTCACGACGCGGCGGATTGATCTCCTTGGCGACGCCTTTGGCAATGGCCTCATCGGCGCACTCGCGGCGGACCGTTTCTTCCATGCCCTTCTTGTAAGCGATGGTCACGCCGAACCTGGGCCGATAGTCGAAGTCGTCAGTAAATCGAACGCGTGCCATGGTGTGGCTCCTCGTTAGAATGCAAAGCTGCGATGGTGGGCAACCATGGCTTTCACCCCGGCCGGAATGCCGTCGCCCGATTTGTCGTAGAAGGCCTCGGCAAGTTGAAGTGCTGCCTGGACCAACTTTGTCGGAATGTTGCCGGCGCCCAGGCCAGCCTCGAATAGGATGGTCACGGCGGAGACGGTCGGCGCATTCTCGACGATCAGGTATCCGTCCTTGATCTCAAAACCGCTGACTGTTCCCGGCGCTCCGAGTTCGTCGAGATAGGTGATCGAGGAAACCACGGGGTCGGGGTAGCCCTTGAAGTCGAGGGCGAAATCGGTGCCGGTCGCCTTAAACGCGGTCCTCAAGAGAACCTGCCCGCACACGTCCTGCACCCACTCAACGGCAGCATCGAGATACTGCTGAAGCAAGCCGTCATCATCCTCGGTGTAGACGCCTGCGTCGTCGGCGTTGCGCACCTGTTTCCGCAGTAGTTCGAGCGAGACAACCTCGCCCACCGGCTCACCGGACTGGACAATCTTCATGGGCTTGCCTCGCTGGGAGAGAAGAAGGGGGCCAAAACCCCCTTCCATATCCGTTCGTGACTTACGGAGTCGCGTCGGTCAGATCGCCGTAGACGATGCCTTCGGGGCGGAGCGTTTCAAGCTGGATACGCTCCTCCACGAGGATCGTGACCTTGTTCGCGATGAAGTTGTCGCGGTCTTCGGTCGAACGGCGGACCTCGATACCCTTGCGCTGCCACAGGATGGTGTTGCCGACGAAGCCGCCGACAATGAACTTGCCCTGTGCGAGGCCCTTGGTGCGCACTACAGGCAGGCCCCATGCGGTGTTGCCGGCAAAGGCCGGGTGCAGGTAGCGTCCGTCCGCATCCTTGGACAGGTCGAGCGCGGCGGCGTCTAGGTGGTTCATCACCACGGCGGTCGCCATCAGGTCGGCGTCGGACACCTGGGCAATGGCGATACGAATATCGTCCATCGCATTCACCGGTGTGACGGTAGGCACGATGGTATTATCGTAGGTCGTCGAGTTCGCGACCAGGCCGTCGACGCGGTTGGCTGTGCCGGGGCCGTTGAGGACTTCCAGTTCCTCCTTCAGCATCAGACCATAGATGCCGCGCTGGTTGATGTAGCCCTCCATGCCGTCCACATCGTCAAGGGTTTCCTCGTTGACGCGGAACCAGTGAGCCATCTTCACCATAGGGGCACTCTTGCCCGCGAAGGTGAGGTCCGACTGAGGCTTGAGGGCGCCTGCGGCAACGGTCGCGGCGTTGTTGGTGAAGCCGGTTTCCTGAAGATACTCGATCACCGCAGCACTGGTTGCGAGCGTCGGGATGATGTCCCGCAGGAACAGCGCCTGATTGACCGGATCGATCATCCGGGTGCCCTGACGCCGCGCGCCGGCCGGAAGGGTGACGTTGCCGAACGATGCCGAAGTGATGTCTTTCACCTCGATCCGCTCATTCGCCATGAGACGGGCGCCGAAATCCTTCTGTTCCGCTATGATGCGGCCGATGGACTTGGTTTCGTCGTGGCGGCTGTTCATCTTCTTGGTCAGGTCGGTGACGGCCTCGCCAAGCTCGGTCAGTTCCTTGCGGCTGGTCTCGACATGACCTTTGATATCGGTCAGATCCTGGCCGGCAGCCTTCTTCTCGTCCAGCACCTGAAGCTTTTCGGAAAGCTCGGTCTGGGACTTCTTCACCTCGGCAAGCTTGTCGCCGATTTCCTTGGTCGCGGCATCAAGCGCCGCCTTGATTTCCATTTCCATCGGGGTTTCTCCTGTTGATGGATCGTCAGATTTTGAAGCTGTCTTTGATGAGCTTCGCGATCTCCGAAGCGGATGCGTCACGCGATCCATCGCTCAGAGCTTGGGGAGCCAGCGCGGCTTGCGCCTTTGCCAGCCATGCCGGGAAGCCCGCGTCACGCAAGGCACCTTCCACGGCACGTTTGAGGGGAACGAAATCACCGGACTTCGCACCTGAAATGATGTCTTCGACGCCCTTCACCGCGTCGATGGTAGCCTCGGCCTGCATCGGAAAGGTCACGACCGAGACCTCGTGCAGGTCCAGTTCCTGAAGTAGGCGGGCGTTGCCGCGAATGTCGGATTTGCGCGTGATGTAACCGATGGAGAGGCCGTTGACGGCTCCCATCTTCATCAGTTCGTGCGTCTCGCGTCCCTTGGTGGTGGCCAGCGCCAGCTTGCCCTCGACGCGGAGACCAATGTTGTCCTCAAAAGCCTTGGTCCAGATGCCGATAGGCTCCCAGCCGCGATGCGACCACAGCATTTTCGGCATGCGAACGCCAAGGCTCTTGGCATAAGCCCCGGCCATAACGATGTCGCCACCGTCATCCTTGATCCCGAACCGTGTGGCGTAGCCGGCGAACTCGCCCGCTTCGCTCACCGCGTCAGGTTCGATCTTGCTGAACTTGGTTTCGATCTGCATTTCCGGCCTCATTCTTGGGCATGTCATCGCCGCCCTCGACAGGGTTTTTGCCCATGCGGGTTCGCACGTCGTTCTGAGTTTCCCAGGCGGTGTTGTTTCCGAGCGCCTTGGCGGAATATTCGCCCTGCGTCTTCAGGTCGCCTCGATAGAACTGTTCTTCGTCGAGGTTCACATATTCCCCGGCGGTCAACATCGAGAACGCAATCCCTTGCTCCCAACGGCGCGCCCACGGCGACAGGGTGACGGTGCGGTGGTAGTCCATCGCATCAGTGATGCGCGTGAGCGACTGGCCCGCCGCATCGTGAGCCAGGAAAATCGGGTGGATACCGTAAGCTCGCGCGATGTCCTCGATCAGGAATTTGCGGGTCGCCAGCAACTCCATCTCTGCCTGAGTAGGCACGATGCTTTTGTACTCGGCGCCACTGTCGAAGATCGGCGTGTTCGGCAGCTTGTCCTTGAGAGCGTCTTTGACGGACGCAGCGGCTTCCGGCGAAAGCTGATCGGCGGACGTGATGTAGCCGCGAACACCCTTTGCCTTGCCGTCATCGGTCTGCCTCTCTTCGAGCAGCGCGGAAAGCTTCAACACCTTCTTGATTTCGGCGGTGATGTCCAAGCCTTCGATGTCGAGCCAACGCGGGTTGCTGATCTCGATGAAGTCGCGCCGCGTCAGGTTCCCCATGCGGCCAAGGCCGGGAATGTTCGCCGAGTAGATAGCCTTGCCGGTTTCCGGGTCTTTGCGGACCTGCACGTTACCCTCATTGACGGGGATCAGGCGCCGGATAATCTTCTTGTAGCCCCGGTCGATGTACGCCCGGCCGACGCCCTCGAACACCGCGTGCAGCGTCAGGTTTTCGACGAACTCGACCGGCGTCATGTAGTCGTTCGGAGCCACAGAAAGCCGCTCGACAAGATCGCCCTCGATCATCGGCGTGCGGATCACGCGCGCCTGGCTGTCGTACTTCTTCGTACCGACGATGATGGGCAGCGCCGCAACCCCTTCAGCGATACGAAGGCCAGCAGCCAGCGCGGCGGTCACGCGCAGATGCAGGTTTGTCCCGTTGATCTGACGCTCGACGATGTACTCGTTGTAGAACCGATTGCCATTCCGGTCGTAATCGGCCGCCTTTTTCGAAAACGGCCACGAGAAGTCCAGTTGCATCCTCATGAGAACAAGACCCCGCTTTCCATGTAGCTGCGCTTGCCTTTGCGCTCAGCCTTGGAGGCGCCGACCGCCATGGCTTTCGAGACCATGCCGTCGATACGGCCACGGGAGCGGTTCTTGTCGAACATCGAATTTCCCATGCCATCCGTGTGAAGAACCGCGTTCGAAGCGCAGACATCAGTCATCTTGTTCGCCTCGATCAGGATTTCGCGGTTGAGGATTTTGTCGGTCATGCGGCTGATCGAGTGCGGCATGCACAACTGCCGGTCTTCGAAGGCGATTTTCGTGCCCTGGGCATGGGTGACAATCTTCAGGCCACTGCCTGCCGACTTGTCCGGTCCCATGTATCGCCAGACCGCCAATCCCACCTGTCCGCAGGCGTCGATGAAGTCGGAGACGTAGGCCGGATCGACAGTCAGGCTGTCCACCCGGTGCGATACGGTCATCGTCTTCACTTCCTGCGCGACGAAGGTGTAGTCGATGGTCTCGCTCTCGCAGATCGTGACATGACCCTCCTTGGCGTAAGCCTCGTAGGGTATCCGGTCCTCTGCCTCGCGGCGTTTCAGCCCGCCTCGCGTGGTCCAGTATTTTGTGCGCACGGTCAGCTTGTCGAAGCTGTCGCGCCAGCATGCGGAAAGCGCGGTCAAGTCGTTCTTTCGCGACAGATCGAGAGCGAGAAAGCAGGGAAGCCCCTTCAGTTTCTCCTCAAAAATCTGCCCCTGAACCGCCCGCCACGCGCTTTCATCTGAGAGCCAGAAACCGGACGATCCGACCGGGATGCCGAAATACAGGCGCTCAGTGGCCAGTCTCTCGGATGCGATGTGCTTTGCGGTCTTAACCCGAGTTCGGACGTTCTCAATCGGGTAGGTCACACCCAGCGCCGGCAAGGCTTTCACCCAGCAGCTTTCGTCCTCGAAGGGTTTGTCGTTCTTATCTACCCGAGCGATGTACGAGAACGCGCTGTCGTCCTCGATTACACCTTCGGCCACGCGCTGGTAGAACTCGGATCGATCGGTCGCGACTGCCTGGTCGGCTGCCGGCGTATTCGTACCGAGTATCATCAGCGGATCGCCGGACATCTTGTCGATAGCGGCCTTCCAAAGCTGGATAGCCTTGTCGGTCTTCATTTCGTGGATCTCATCACCGAAAACGGCGATGGGCTTCGGTCCCGAGATGCTGTCGGCCGAGGCAATCGGGAGGAACTTCGATCCCGTCGCAGGGTGTTCGATCTTCCAGGCGTTGTCGCCGACGCCGCGAATGATGACCTTGCCGAGGCTTTCGAGCGTATCGTCGCCGCGCTCTGGGATCGGAGCCCGGCACAATGCGACGGCATCAGCGAACAGCACCTTGGCCTGGTCGCGGTCGTTGGCGATTGCGTAGGCTTCCGCCCGCTTCACGCCGCAGTAGCCAATCATGTAGACGCCGATAGCACCCATAAGCGGCGACTTGGCTTGGCCCTTCCCGGTTTCGATCCAGGCATGTCGAAATCGCCGCCTGCCATCCGCATTCCGCCACCCGAACAGACTGCCGACCACGAAGGTCATCCAGTCGAGAAGGTGGAACGGCTGCCCCTCCTTTGCCCCGGCTGTCACCGTGAACATCGCAGGGAAGAACCGAAGGGCTCGCGCCGCTTCCTCCGTGTCGAACCGCAGTCCTCGCTTGTGCCCAGTCTTGAGGTCTTTCAGGTGACGCTTGCACGATGCGCGGACGAACCGGCCGGCAATGATCTCACCCGATACGACCCTATTGGCGTAATCCGTTGTTGGGTCCGAGGAATTCGTCACTAGGCGTTCTCCCGGTCCCAAGGTTCTTCTCGACCGGCTTGGAAACAGCCTCCCCGAACATCGCCTTTTCCAGCTTGAGCAATCGGTCGTTCAACTTTTCGACCGCCGACCATTCGAAACTGAACACGTCGCCGCCGTTTGGCCCGACCTTGACCGGACCCTTGGCAACCGCATCGGGATAGAGGTCTTCGTACTCAACCTTCGCCCGCACATAACGATCAGCCCGCGCTAGATTGGCGAGCGTCACGGCGTCGGCGTCGGTGAGAGCGGCAACCGTGTCCTTCCACAGCAGCTTTGCGAGCTCTGCGCGGGACTTGTTGCCCTTGAAAACCTGATTGTATCGGGGCTGGATTGGCGTGATCGGCATGACGAACCCGTACCCCCTCTTGCGGATTGATCTGGGTGAAAATGTTGGAGGGGCTCGGGTCTGGGGGTCGGAGGGGGTCTTTAAACTTTAGGGGGGTGGTCCGGGCTCTGAGGTGCCTTTTCGGTCCCCTCCCCGGTCTCTTGACCCTTCGATCCGGTCTTTCGGCCCTTTCGAGGCTTCGGTTCGGGTGTTGGCGTCTCTTGTGCTGTCTCCCCTTCGTCCCTGGCACTGTAGGTACCGAAGGCGATGGCATTGGCGAGTTCATGGTCGACGACCAGGCTGTCTGTCGGCTCACCCTTGATCTTCGCCTCTATGGCTTGGGCATAGACCTGTGCCTTTGGGTGGCGGTGCTTGCTCTTCCAGTAGGCGAGAGCCTTATCGAGTTCGGTGCTCATGACTTGTCCCCATGCGCCAGCGGATAGATGCCGATACGGACATCCCCCTCGCTCTCGTAGACGACATCGATAGATGATGCCCCACACTCACACGCCAAAGCCACCAGCTTGCGAACTTCCTCGTAGAGCATGTGGCCAATAACCTTCGCCTCTCGCTTTGCCTGATGCGTCCTGACCAGATCATCCACCGCCTGGGAGTTATTCCGCAGCAGCAGCTTGCGATAGAAGCCGCCGGGAGCGGGCTTAGGCGTACCGATCCGCCTATCGAACTCGGCCACGGCCTCGCTGTAGTTCTCAGTCAGCAGCCTGTTGCTATGGCCGTGGTCAGCCCATGCGTCCAGTTCGGCAGCGAGTTCTTCGTCGCTCCACTCAGCCAGTACGATATCCATGCTCGGGCCTCTTAGAAGAAGCCGCCCCAAACGAGGACGGCGAGGAAGATGATGTCGAGGATGCGGTTTGTGATGTTGCGGGCGCCGGGCGATACGGGCCTATCATCGAACGTGACAATCCCACTAGCAGCCGCGTAGCCAAGGACCGTGCGCACCGACAGCAGGAAGATGATAAGCCACTGCGCTCCGCCCCAATCGTCCATCATCAAGATCACCTATTCCAAGGGTGGCCGGGATCGATTGGCCTCCCGTCAACGTCATGGCCTGAGATGTAGCCCCGGTGTGTCATTCGCTGCGCGTCCCTGTCGTGGCACTCTTTGCAGGTCGACATGCAGTTCTCTTCGTCGAAGAACAATTCCAGATCGCCCTTGTGGTCCTCGACGTGGTGAACGACCGGCGCGTTCGGGGCATTGCCCTTACCGATGAGGGATCGGCCGCAGCCTGCCCACTGGCAGACATAGCCGTCACGGAGCAGGACACGCTTTCGGAGACCATGAGGGCCACACCAGCGCGGATCGGAATAAAGCTTGCGGTATTGCCCTGCGTCCTGGCTGCGGTAGTGCGGCCGGTTCAACGGATGAGAACTGACATGATGATTATTTGAGGTCCAGCAGCAAGATGCGGACAAACCTGCCGATAGTTGGCAAATCCGTTAGGGTAGACAGGACGCTGGCGCTATCAGCCTGCTGTTTGACAAGTGTGGCGGCAGCCCGGAATAATATAGCCTCCATTTTTGGGCATTTATTATCGCACGGCGGGGAGTTTGACATGCCTATGGCCGATCCTTTTGGCACTGCCTCTCATCAGGCCCAGAAAGTCAAAGATACGCTCTTGGAGATACAATCCGCAGCATACAATTCGGCATCCACTTACACGACCGTGATCATCTTCGGGGCTTACGCAGGCCTCTTCACAATTTGGGGGAACACCAGGGATTTCCTAAGCCAGTTCGCAACTCTGTCCGTTGCACTGCTGCTCGGGACCAGTGCGTTCTTCTTCGTTCTGTTCGAGGTCTTTAAGATGCTGATAGTATCCGCCAATCAGCTCAAAATCCGAAAGATGTTGATCGAACCCCTTCCAGCTGAAGAATTCCTGCGTCGCCACGCGGAGATCGCAAAAGATACCAATACTCTGGTGCAGAGGGTGGTCATGCCGGTCTGGATCGTAACGCTGGTTATCACCATCATATGCGGCTTTGGAGCAGCATTGATCCTATTCGGAGCGGTTTTGCGGAACCTGATCGATCCCCTTACGCCCTGAACCCTGCCGAAGCAGGGACTTTCTACGAGAGGTCTATCGCGCCCATCGTCAATTCCAGGATGATTCGACTCGTTACTTCGCTTGTGATCTGCTGGGCTGTGCAAACTGGGAGGAAGCAATGAAATCTGGTCTATATCGAGTGCATTTTCAAACGCCATTAGGGTCAGGCTCTGGCGTAGTTTTCGCGTCAAACGGAAGGCTGTGGGGCGGGGATGCGGGGATGTACTACGTTGGAACCTATAGTGAGGAGGGGAATAATCTTACAGCCGATATCTCCATTGATAGGCATACATCCAATGCTGGAGTAACTTCGGTATTTGGAGCTGATCAAGTCACCATCAAGATAAACGGACAAGTTGATGGCGACAACGTGAAAGCGTCGGGAACTTCACCCCAAGCACCTGGCATCACGTTCTCGGCCGTTATGAGTTTTATCAGCGAGTAGCCGTCCTGAGACGACACGTGGCGACCGACTTTTCATCTCGCTGCTTGCTCCAGACTTCATCTCTCATGGGAGAGTTAAAAGGAGAAACGAGATGATTAAGATCACAACGGTTATTGCTTTGCTGCTGGCCGCATACGCGTCATCGACCGCCGCCGCCCGTGCGGATTGCTACTACGCTGGCCAGCGTTATTCCAGTGGTGCTCGGATACCAGTGCAGGAGTGCCAGTCAAACGGGACGTGGCTACAGCGGTAATTTTGGTTTGATGCGTCATCCCAGAAATTGATTAAGCTCTGCAAAGAAAAGCCCGCTTGGAAAACTCCTTGCGGGCCACTGGCGCAGTTATTGAACTTGCCAAATTCATAAGCTGTTTCGCGCAGAACGTCAATTCGTTTCGGAGGCGAAACTATCCATGCTTCCCCAACATCTTGAAGCAGATTGCGCAGTCCTTCAGATCGCGATCCAGTATTTTGGCCATATCCCGTTCGGCCTCTCCATGCTTTTTGGCAATCTCGAATGAGGTCAGCCCGACGACGCAGTAGTCGATGAGCCGCTGTGCCTGCTCCCTGCCCATATCCTCGTGAAAACCGTGCAGCGCATCGATAGCGGCCACTCGCCCATCGGGAAGCCCCGTCTTGTAGCCCGATGACGTACCCCGGAGGAAATCAGCAGAACTGGCAATCGCGATGCCCGCCCGCTCGTAGAGCCTGGCAAGGTAGCTGCCGGCGTGGAACTGCGGAAGCTGCTTCTTCCCATACCGCCGCTCGAATGTGCCCGGCTTGGAGCGAAGCGTCTGAATGACGATGTGGCGGGTAGAACCGAGCCGTGCATTGACCTTCGTCACAACCGATCCTTCGGCGCCGCCGTCCGTCTTCTTTAGCTTTCGGACCCGGAAAGCAGATCGGTGCCGATCCGCGGCCAATTGCTCACCAGTTCGCTTAGGCTCTGGAGCCTTGCCGACCGCCATGCCTATCCCGGCCCTCTTGGCCTTGAGATTGACGCGCCGACCACCGTCAACACGGATTGCCGGCTTAGGCAGCGGCGCTGGCTTTTTCTTGCGGACCTGCTTGCCGCGCTTCATTCGGCGCTGGAGCCGCGCGGCAGCTTTGCGAATCTCGTCGAACTCGTCGGGTTGACCGCTAGCGTCTTTGCGTCGGCTCACCCAGCCCCAGCGATAGGAGGGCGAGCGCTCATCGCCGGGAACAGGCTCATAGGCCTTGTGTGCCTGATATCCGGCGTCGTATTCCTGTTGGTCATAGGCGAGCAAGTCGTTTGCGTCGCGCGGCGGGAAATGGAAAGCCGCTGTATGTGGCGCTGCGTGTTTGTTCATTTGCGCCTCGTGGTCAGAGAGTTGAGGGCCATTGCCTGGAGCCAGTCGGGCACTGCCGGAACTGGCTTGCGTGCGTCGGCATGAACGATGATGCGCGCGACTTGGTGTTGGCCGTAAGTGTGGCCGTTGACCTTGAGGTGGCCATCCTCGATCCGCAGCACCATGTTCGCGAAGGGCGAACAGTGGGAATACTCGTTGCCGTACTGCTCCAGCATGGCCAGATGATCAGCTTTTAGGAAAAGTTGGGCGTCCGCCACCATCGCCCACAGGTCCATGAGGCGTCGGGGTATCTGATAGATTTCCCGGCCTTCGCTTAGCAGCTTGGTTTCAGCATCCAGCTTCGCCGGGGTATTGCGCATGTCGACCCGCCAGACTGGTGGCTCTTCCATGCTCTCCACCAGCTTGCGTAGGCCGAGGTAGAGCGGTTCCGGCATGAAGTCCGGCTGCATCAGCCAGAGACCTTGCGCCTTGCCGAGTTCGCGCGGCTTCATGATGGTCTGGCCGGTCCGGTCTTTACCGACGTCATCTTTGACCATGATCGTGCCGGCGTTTTGCGACAACTCCCGAAACATGTTGCCCCGGAAGCTTGGAGCATACTGGTCGAGTTGTTCGGCGATACACTGGAGGAACCGGGCTTGGCTGCGCAGGCTATCCAGAATCACTTTCAGTTCTGCCGCGCGCGGATAGATTTCCTTCCACCGTCGAAGGTATTCACCCATCCGATTTTCAAACGAGAACCGCTTGTCGGCCAGCTTGTAGTCCTCGCCTAGTCGGCTCTGGGCACAGTCGCGGCCGACGAACCGCACAACCTTTTCATCCACGAACCAGATCATGCGGCCGACTTCGAATTTCTCGTGGCCAGGCGTACAGAGCGGACACGGCACACGCCGGCCGTTCAACCTGAGATGGACTGGCACCGTGATTTCCTCCGATAGCACCACAACGCCGCTTTTCATCGTCGGGCCGGCATTGGTCACAGTCGGATAGGTCTCAGGGTGGCCGGTGCTGTCGATATGGCGCCGCCATCCGTCCAAAAATTCTGCCGTAGGCCGGTCATCGAACAGCGCATGGACATCGAGGCCGATAATGGGGAGAGCTTTGGTCATAGGCCAGTCCCTCCTGCTTCGCTTCTCCACTCTTCCCGGATTGCACGCATCACTGCTGACGCGAAGGCATCTATCTGCCGATCGATCTCCGCCCTGTCTAACAACCCGCTATTGACCAGTTCCGCATCAAGGCGCGCTAGTGCCCGATGCCAGAAGCGATCCGCCGATTTCCCATGCCGCTTTAGGAGAATGTCGACAGTTTCACGGATGAGAGCCATCCGCCTCGCCACAGGGAAGACCACTATTGTTCCTGATATCCGCTGCTTTTGTTCCATCACATAGCTCCTCGGATGCGTGGGAGATTTTGTTCAACCCAAGCATCACGCTCGTTGATGTTGGCGATGGGGCTTCGGAAAGAAGTGGGTGGTGTTGGTGTTGGCGCTATGCTGGCGACCGTTGGGCGTGACACAAGTGTGTCGCCCACTTGGTTATAGATACCTACTCGCGACAGACTTGTGCCAAGACGGCGGTACCAAGTGCGACGGCTAATCCCTTCCGCCAACCAAGGCTGCGTTTTCGCCAAACTGCCCCCTTCATACGAGGCGCGATTCTGGCGACCCTCGGCCATGCGTTTCGCCCGTTGGCGCTCGCGGTCACGTTTCCGCTTGCGATTGGCCACTATGGCTTTGCGGATATCAGGCGAGATATCGCAGGCACCCACCGTGTTCAGCTCCAATCGGTCACGCTCATGGAAAGGAACCATCAGCAGAAGCGCAACGGCCTGAGCCGATAAGTCGTACTTCCGCCCCACAAGGTCCCGCAAAATCGGCCGAAGAATTTCGGCCGCTCGCGGCAGCGACCACGGCGCGAAGCGCGCGCACCATCCCCGTAGGGATGTCTCGACATCGGGGACTGCACCTGTTGCACCGCCATGCCCCGAGGCCTCATGCATAAGCCACCAGCAATGCCCGTTAATGGCGAAAGCGGCGGCTCTGATAAACGCATCGGCATCGTCGGTCTCAGGAACGAGCCCGCCATAACGAGCTTCGATGATGGTCTCGATTTCGCGAAGCCGCTTGATCTGCTTCCGAAACGCAGACTGTTCGGGCTTTTTAACTCGCCTGCGGATTTTGAGCGCACCCAAATTGTATTCGAACGACTCGGCCATTAGAGCGCCCTCGCCCTAATGAGCCCCGCCTCGCGGGCAGCGGCGCATGCCTGTTTCAGATCCAGCCCGAACTTACGCTGCAGGGTCGGGATGACCGGCGACGGTGGAGATTTCTCCGTCGCCAGCCACTGCGCTGCCTGGATGATGATGTCTTCGCTCATGCCGCCATACCCCTGTTCTCGAGGATGGTGACTTGGGAATGAAGGACATACCGAGCATGGTGGCCAGGGAATGCCCCACCGTGCGCCTCGTGGACTGTCTCGATCAGGAAGCCCAACCCACGAAGCTTGAAGACATAATGCGAGTGTCGGGGTGCAGGGTGATCGACAGGCCTAACGCCGCGCTGGCCGGCAGCGATTAGTCGCTCGAGCATCCAAGCATCGCGACCGACGACTTTAACCGTACCGCCATCCGGTTCGATCTTGGCAACCAACCTTAGTTGGCCGCGAGCGGGTTTTTTCTCGGCTGTGGCATTTTGTGATTTTCGAGACTCGGTGGTCCCTGCTATGGGTTCCATTAGCTGTTTCCTCTGTGGGGAGGTTCAGTTGTGGGGAATGGGCGGGTCCGGTCGCCAAACTAGAACCCGTTCATTCTCCGGCTTGAATAGTGGCGTCTCCCTTGGGCAGGTTCTGCAACCAAGCGTCTGCGTCATTCTTCGCGATCAACCGCCTGCGTCCAGCTTTGCGGAACGCGAGCAGCCCATCTTTCATCTGCGAATATGCGTAGGTCCGCTCAATTCCGTAGGCGGCACAAAAATCGTCGACCGAATAAGCCTGCTGCATCTCTCTTTCTCCATACGTGCGAATACTAGAGGCAAGAATACCATGCTTGCCGAGTGGTTCGCTACATCTTGTGGCCTCCATACCCGTAATTCACAGGCCCCTTTTCACAGCGAAAGCAGCATGTTGACTTCCGGTTATCCCCAATCGTTCCACAGCCGCATCAAACCGCTTGACACACAACATCTAGGTTCCGCTCCGCAGCGGAATGACTTTCTCTCCACCAGTTGAAATCAGGGGGATGACCGCGCCTGCCGCAAGGTCATCAAGCGCATCGACAATGGCGGCCGAGTAATGCGCCTCGACCATCGCCGCGCTGGTATCGTGTAGTGCCGCGACGAGGCGGACCGGGAGACCGCGCCGAAGCTGTCGGACGATGGACGAATGGCGCAGCGCGTATGGCACAACATCAGCCGGCAGGCCCGCCGCCTTCGTGATGTCGTGCCAAGGGCGGGCCATTTCTGCCGCGCGCCTCCAGGGGCCACGCTCGTCCCTCTCCCATCTGGGGGGTGTCGTGCCTGTGCCCTTAATCTGCTTGTGGCGCCACCGAAGTAGCAGCGGATCGGCACCACGCCGCCCGGCAATGGCAGGCCTCAACGCGGCTATGACGTCCTCGCCAACGCGAAAAGCGATATGTGAACTGGCCTTCGCTCCCTTGCCCTTCCGACTCGTCGGTATCATCAGGCGAGACTGGGCCGTCTGGACGTCCACGACTTTCATTCGAACGACTTGGGAAAACCGCGCTCCAGTTGCAGCAAGCACCGTCACCATCCGGGCTAGGTCGCCCTCCCAGCCACCATCAGCATCCACCCGGTGAGCCGCGTCGACAATGCGCCGAACGTCCGCATCCGATAAAGCTTGGTCGTCCCGAGCGACAGGCGACGAGTCCTCAGGCGCTGTCAGCCCGTTCTTGATGACGATGACCGTCTCTGCGGGAAGGTGTTCCCGGTGACGCTTTGCCTCCGCGTTCAACGCGGCTTTGAAATCGTTGATCAGGCGGCGGACAGTCGAAGCCGCAAGCTCGCTTGGCAGGCCGTCCCGCCAACTGAGAAGGTCGCGTTCTTTAAGATTGTGCAATTTGATGTCGGCGATTTCGGCTCCCATGACGTGCTTAGTCATCCGTTGCCGAGCGTCGCTCTTTTCCTGTGGGCGCCCCGACTGACCGGCTGCACGACTGTCTCGCACGATCAGGTAGGCATCGACCGCGGCTCGAACTGTGGCAACCGGCCCAGCTTCTGCCGCGGCCGCGTCCAACCTTCGCTGCGTCAGAAGCCGAGCAGCAGCCGCCTTAGCCTGCTCAAAGGTCAAGCAGTCCACGCCGTCCGCCTTGACCGCATCGTCTGCTGTGCCAATGATTTCCTGTTTGTACTTCTGATCCCCGACATACCATCGGGCAAGCCAGCGTCCGCCGCGCGCGCCCTTCCGGTAGCCCAGATGCAAATCTGCCGCTATGCCACGCCAGTGCATCCCCTCCGGGAGTTTTTTCCTAGCCGCAGGGGTGGAGATTTTTGCTTCTTGGACAGTCTTAGCCAT